GTATTCATTTATATAATATATTGATATAAAATTTTTTTATATTATTTTTTCCTAAACATTTTAAAAATGAGTATTTTCTGTGGGGTTCTTCTCTATAAAAGGAGTTCTTATCATATATGGTCTTGGGTTCTTATGAATGTTATTATAAATGGTGGGTTATGGTTTGACGCCAAAATGACGCCGTGACGCTTTTTTTATACCCTTATTTACAACTTTCTTTTTTTCTATAGAGAAAATAAAACAACAAGTTAGAAAGTAGTTACCGTTTATAGGAAAGTTGTAAATAAGCCAAAAAAAATGGCGTCAAGGCGTCAAAAAAGCGTCAAGATTTATATGATTTTTATAATATAAAACCAAGGTCATTATCTCTAACTTTAGAAATTCCCATTATTTATTTTCTCTGTGAAATGCATAATGGATACTCATCGTGCCGTCAAAGTTGGTGTTTCGCCAAAACAATTATCTCGTCTTCGTAAAGGGTATAAGGTTAGGGTTCGGCCACCCATGGAAGGGTCTGGTGTTATTGTTGTGGTTGACCCTTCAAAATATGATTTGGTTACCAGAACTTTTAGCAGAAATAAGGGACTGGAATTAGCTTTGTCTCCCCAAGAACTTGCTGTGAATAAAGACATGGAGCCACAGATGCAAGGATCCGGTATTTTTGGAAAGAGTTTTGACAGGGCTGTCGGTCAGGTTATTGGAAAGAAGAATAGAAAAATAATTTATGACACTGCTAGAGAACTACTCCCTTTAGCCCAAAGTGGTTTGGTTGGTGGTATTACCTCTGCCGGTGCCGCTCTTGCTGTATCCCAACCTGAACTTGCACCATTTATACCTGCCGCCATTGCTGGTCTCTCCACTCTTGGAAGTGATTATCTTGCTAATCCTTCTGCTTATCAAACTACCAACAAGAAGAAACTTGGTAGAACGATGGCTGGCAAATATGCTAGGAATGTTGCTATTCAATCTCTCAACAAGGAACTAGGGACTAATATGGACAGTTTGACTACTGCTGGTATTGCTGATGCTGTTGCTAATAAGGCTTCTGCTGAACTCACTAAGAGACAAGTTCAAGCGTCTCAAGAAGAAATGTCTGGACAAGGTCTCTATACATCTTCTGGAAAAGGCTTATATGCTGGTTCTGGGTTGTATGCTTCATCTCGTTCTAGAGGTGGTAATGTAGGTCTTTACCAAGGGTTGGTGTCTCATCAAAATCCCGCCTTGATGTCTCAACCTTTCTCTGCAAACTATCAATTTAAAGCAACTTTACCGGTTGCCTACCAAAAGTATAAGGTATAAATTGTGATTTATAAAAATTGAAATAAACAAACATCTTTATCAAGTAATAAAAATGTTTGAGCAAGAAGAATATAGACAAATAGAAGGATATGACAACTATTCTGTAAGCAATCTAGGAAATGTTAGAAACGATAAGACAGGACGAATATTACAAGGATGTCTGCATAAATTAGGATATTTACACATTAATCTCTATAAAGAAGGAAAAAAGAAAATGTATAAAATTCACAGATTAGTATCCATAGCATTTCTACCAAATCCAAATAACCTTCCAGAAGTTGACCATATTAACAGATTACCATATGATAATAGATTAGAAAATCTTCGTTGGATTTCTATAGGAAATAATGAAAGAAACAAAAAAAAGAGAGAAGGATTAACAAGTAAATATATAGGGATCCATTGGCATAAACAACATAATAAATGGGGTGCAAGCTTAAGTCTTAACGGAAAGAGAATCCATTTGGGATATTTCAAAACAGAAGAAGAAGCATATGAGGCTTGGTGCAACGCTGTTAGAGAAAATAATTTACAAGAGTTCTACGGTCTTTAAGTCCTTTTCTTAAAATATATAATACCTTATTTGTCTATATTTTAAGAAAAATAAAATCTATTCTTAATTATATAATGTCTCTTACTGACACTCAAATCAAAGAACTTTGCAAAAAGATGAATACCCCTCTTGCTGGAGTATTTTTTAAGGATGAAATCCCGAACGCTTTAGAGAAGAACAAAGTCTATTTCATAAATCTTGATGATGAGTATGATGAAGCGGGTTCACTGAACTCTGGTAGTCACTGGACTTGTTTTGTTATTATGAAATATCCAAATGGTGAGTTGGCTCCAATGTATTTTGATAGTTATGGGTGCCCTCCTCCTGAAGGGTGTAAGGAAAAAATGATGAAGGCATCAAAGAAGAAAGTGCCATTCTCAACAAAGGATATTCAGTCTGTAATGGCAAATGCATGTGGCTTCTACTGCACTGCGTGGGCTCATTATATTTTCAACTTCTCTCATAGAACAGGAGATATCTACTTAGATACAGAAATGTTTCTGGATTATTTTGAAGACCTGAATAAATCAACAAATTTCATGAAGAACGAATATATCCTAAAACACTTTTTTCAACCAGCTGATCCAAAACTTCGTAAAGAAATCACAACGATTGCAGATACTAACTCAATCACACAAGACAATAATGGAGGGTTGGATGCTTTTGAATTGCCGGCAATGATGCATATTTAATTTAGCAGGCTAAATAACCAAAGGTTTAGTTCTCTAAACAACCAAAGGTTAATGCGAATATGTCATTAGGGGAGACAGACCATAAATGCTTTGTCTCCCCTCAATTCATTAACGAGGAATTTCTATTATTTCTAAAAATCCTTTCCTGAACCTTTCGTGAGGATCCGCCTCCATATCAATCAATAATGGTTGTAATTTTTCTCTTGTTGCGTATTCATATATACTCAACAACTGCTCTTTTGACACTCCAAGTCCAAACTCAGATAAGATAATATTTACTTCTCTTTGTCCAGATAGTTTCAACAAAACCATATAACTGCAATTATTTCTAATTGTTTTTGGAATTTTGAAATAAGACTGTGATATGAATATAACAGAGACATTCAATTTTCTTGCTCTAATATAGTATTGTTCAACCTTAGACAAATCCTTGGCTAAAACGAGATCGTCCCAAACTACAAGATGATTAAATTCTTTATCAAACTTATCTAACTGTGGTGTATTCTCTACTCCTTCTTTAATAATAATCCTATCAGAAACACTTTCTAACCACTTATAGAGAGGTTCATCTTTATTTCTTGTAATTATGTAGATAGAATTGAATGTACCATCTCCTTGAGAGAATAAGTTTAATAAATTAATCAAGAAATTTGTTTTACCAGATCCAGAAGGAGCTACTATACACATTCTCATTGGTATTTTTAATTTGTGCAAATGGAAATTTGGATTTTCTACTTTGTCTAAAAACTCCTTAGGAATTTTCGTATACATGTTAATAATTTGTCCAGTAGGTTCTTGCTTCTTCTTTTTAGGTGGCATCTTAATATATTATTAAAGAGATAAAATATTATCTGTAATAATGTTATAGAATGGCATCATACAGTCCGCCTACAGAAAATTTAGCAATCTTTGATAGTAGTGTCTTTCTTACTGGCGACGAACCTCTCACATACAATCAAGCGGTAAAGAAATTCTTAAAGTATCCTTCGGCTCAAGGAACCGAAAATCTTTTAACAACAAATGTAAACGGTATTTTAACTGCAAATGATGAAGTCGTCTTTAATGATAGATTAAGACTTTCGTCTGCTACAACAATAGTATGGGAACCAACAGACTACAATTATTTAATTAATAGGGCACTTGTAAAATCTGGAACAGGACACGATAATATATGTATAGGAGCGACTTCTTTGGAAAGTCTTACAACCGGTTCTAATAACTGTTGTGTTGGGACTGACGCTGGACAAGCCATAGATACTGGGAGCAGAAATTGTATTTTTGGAGATTTAGCAGGACAAACACTTCAAAGTGGTAGTGGTAATTGTATATATGGTTCAAGTGGATTAAGAATATTAGTAGCAGGAGATCAAAATGTGGTCGTAGGAGTAGATTCTGCAACAAACACAACTTCATCAAATAGGAGTGTTTCAATTGGTTATTTTACAAATAATCAAGTAACAGATACTACTTACGATGATAGTGTAGCAATAGGTTCTTACGCAAGTAATAATAATTTTTCAAATTCTGTGGCTATTGGAACAAATAGTTTAAACACATCTGCAAATCAAGTGAGATTAGGAACTGCAACGGAGACGGTTTCATGTCCGGGTGATGTATCTCTTGGAGGAGACCTTATATTAGCACCTGCAACTCAAATCCAATGGGACCCAACAAATAGAAATTATATAATAAATGAAGACCTACCAAAATCTATTACAACAGGAAGCAATAATGTGGCTATGGGTAAAAGTGCTATTAATGTGGTAACATCTGGTGGTGGAAATATTGGATTTTCTACAAATGCTGGTAGTAATATAACAACTGGAAGTGAAAATATTTGTCTAGGTAAAAATTCTGGTTTGGGTATTGAATTAAATAATGCAAATATTGCTATAGGGACGGATGCTATATCTACATATGTGGCTGGTTCAAATATTCGCTATAATATTGGTATAGGCTATCAGGCATTAAAAGCAGTCACAACAAATATAACATCTGGATTAGAAAATGTAGCAATTGGTTATAATTCTGGTATATCAGTTACGACAGGACAACGGAATACGTTTATTGGTTCGTCTACTGGTGCGACAACAACCACTGCTGGAGAGACAACCGCAATAGGATATAATGCTGACTGTGGAAACTTTATTTCAAGCACAGCTATAGGTTCTGGAGCTGTTTGCAGTGCAAATAACCAAATTATGCTTGGTAAATCAAATCAGACTGTATCATGCCCTGGAACTTTAACTTTTAAAATGGCTAGTGATAATAATAGTGGGACATTTTATATTCCATTCAGTAAAGTTGCAGGAGGAACTGAAGGGGCTTTATTTGTAGATGATGTTACTGGACCACTTACTTATAATCCGTCTACTGGGACTATGACTTGTGCTTTAACGGCTTTATCTTTAGGTATTGTTAATACTGATGGTACTGGTAAAAATTATTTTTGGACAGATAGAACAACTAGACCTACAGGGGGCAATAATGTTGCTATTGGTTTTAATGCGGCTAGAGACTTAACGGGCGGTACAGAAAGTATATGCTTAGGAACAGAAGCTGGGAAAGCCGCATCAAGTGGAGCACAGAATGTTTATATAGGTCATCAAACTTCAACAAATTCAAATGCAAGTAATTGTATCTCTATTGGATATAGGGCAAATCAAAACAATGTACATGGAAATAATTGTGTTGCTATTGGTAATACTGCTAGTTGTTCAACATTTAATACTTGTGTAGCGCTTGGTTCGGGAGCTACTTGCACGGCTAATAATCAAATTAGATTAGGAACATCATCACAAACTGTTAGTTGTCCTGGATCTACTATTATGGATGGTCTATTATCAACTTCAATCACATCTGCACCATCATCTGCTAGACATCTTGGATATACTATAAATCAATCAACTGCTGGTTGGACTACGGCTTTAACATCAAATACACAAACAAACATAACATCTGTATCCTTTACAAGTGTTGATTATGGAACTTATTTATTTGAAGCAAAAATACAAATCACACCAACCGATAATACTGTATCTAGACAACAAATTATAGGAATTTCAACCGTAAGTGCTAATTATGGCAATAATACCGATTTACAATACACAACTGCTAATGTAGGTCATCCTATGCTTAAAGTAATGAGGGTATTGAATATTTACGCGAATACCACCGTTTATTTAGTTGGTTATATAGCAGGAACAAATGGAACAGTGGTTACTGCAGGATCTGCTGGTATTTTTTCATACACAAGAATAGCATAATCTTTATCATGATAATTCATTTTTTAAGAAATAAAATTATCTGTTATAATGTTATAGAATGAGTGCATATCAACCACCAATAGAAGATTTAGCAATCTTTGACTCAAGTGTTTTTCTTAGTGGGGATGAACCGCTCACTTACAATCAAGCAGTAAAGAAATTCTTAAAGTATCCAAACGCTCAGGGAACTGAGAACCTTTTGACAACAAATGTAAACGGAGTTTTAACAGCAAATGACGATGTTATTTTAAGCCCTACAACAGATATAAAATGGGATAGACCAGAC